TTGAATCATATTGTAGAGAAATTGAAAGAAGGATTAATTTTAAATTAGCAGCAAAAGAATATTATTCAGACCCTAACAGACATAAGGGGATGCTTGTAAATTTTGCATTATATGAGAACAACGATATTGACGCAAGGTTTAAACCTTATGCGATTAAAGGCGAGCAAGAATGTGAAAGGATTTACAAAAACAATTTAAAAATTGTTCATCGCACTTCTGAGGGTTATAACGTTGACGACTTTGTTGCTGACTTCATGGATCTATCTGTCCAAGCAGATGTTGTAATCGTTGACCACATAGGCTATTTCGACCAACCATTTAACATGAACGAATATCAAAGTCTTTCTTATGCTGCAAAAAAAATTAACGAAGTTGTCAATATTCATAAAGTGCCAGTAATATGCATTTCGCATGTTAACAGACAATTTATAAATTCAAATATGATAGTCCCAGACATGAGGCATTTACATGGATCTTCAAACATCGCAAAAGAGGCAACCAAAATATTAACAATTGCTACTAGCGACACTGTAAGCGACTCAAAACATCTACACCCTACATATATGTATCATGCCAAAGGGCGTAGTCTTGGAGAAGCAAAAAAATATGTTGTTGAATTAGATTATGATTCAAGGTCAAACGAATATGGCAAGTATTATCATATTTGCAAGATTGACAGGAGCAAAGAAAATAAAACTTATTTACATGGGGAAGAAATCCCTTCATGGGCAAAAAGTGCAATCGGTAAATAAATATGCATTAGAAGCAGTAAGGCTAACGATGGAAGGGATAAAAATGGTTTTTCATGTTTATTCAATCCCATATGATCCAGATACTGAAGAAAAATTTATTGAAATAGCAAAAGAATATTGCAATAGTAAATATAGGCAGGATGCTTTTTACAAAGTAAATCAAGTAATGAAAGATTGCGACTTTAGAATCCCTGATGCAAGAAATGATATTTTCGATTATATTTGTAACTTAACAGAATAGGAGTTTTTTATGGAAGTTAAAGAATTTAATTTAGACGAGTACAGATCAGAAATGAAAAAAAGAAGAGAGATAAGGCATGATTGGGCATTGGATAAACAATTAAAAGTTTTAGTTTATAAAGGCTTTTATGAGATTGATTTAGAAGGTCGTGATTCGCCAACAAAAAGTTCTTATCATATGGTTGATTGGTTAATCCATCTAAGAAGAAAAAATTGGTTTGATGAAAAATGTGAAAGAGAATTTTTAATTCTATTGCATGAATATACAAAGCCTCAAATCATAGGAGATCAAAAATGCTAGTAACAAATTCACATGATGAGAGTCATAAGATTAAAATAGACTTTACAAGAAAAGAGATTAAAAATTTACAAGAAGTTTTGAGAAGTTTTTTGACGCAAGTAAGACTAACGAATAATATATATTACAAAAAAGAATGTCTTGAAATGGTAAAAAAGATTACTGAGGTCGTTGCATGGTAGCAAAATCTTTACAAAACGTTATGTATTTTGTAAAATAATATTAAATATGTATTTTTACATGGGGGAGCTATGACGCAAGGGAGAAACAAAAATAGAGGCGATTATGCTTACTGCACATCGACCTCTTGCGTCGAGAGACACCTAATCAAATCAAACGATGAATACATAGATTTAAATAATCAAATTGAATTCCTAGAAAAACTAACTTGCATTGAAAAAAAAACTAAAGCTGCTAGGTTAAGATCTTTAAAATATAAAAAAAAAGCTATATTCCAATCGTACTTATATTGTGGTGGCATAAACAAAGGCGAGGGCTTCTATGTTGGTGATCAGTGCCCCGATTGCGAGCACTACTTAAGAATTGGATCAGCTAATTATAGCGTTGGGAGAAAGAATTGAAAAGAAAATGCGAAGCTTGCAACAAAGAAAAAAGTTCTTATGAACTTCAATTGCACCATAAGTTCCCAAAGACTAAGCTAAACAAAAAGTTATACCCCGATCACATTCACGACATGAGAAACTTACAAGTTGTTTGCAGAGACTGTCATGTAAGCCATAGGTCAACTAGTCTTATCATATGGGACGAGCTAACTTTTTGCGATGCCATGAACATTAAACCTAAGTCGAAGGCTGGAAGGCTCGTTTACAAGAGAATCACTCATGGATGAAGAAAGAATAATAAAAAAATACAAAGATGCACAAGCATATGCTAGGAGGGTAGCAATTCATGAAGAAGATAAACGTGATTTCCCAAGCTGGGTTATTGAAAAGGCATTGTCAACGAAATCCAGACTTGAAACAAGCTTTAAGTTATTATTTATCGACTATTTACGCGAAACTAATGGACGCAAAGGGAGTAAATTCCTTGAATCTAGGAGAAGAATCAAACACGCTGGAAATTTTCAAGACTATGAAAATAGTACAGGATCGAGACGATTGGATCAAGGCGAGATCGAATTGGATAACTCAACGTGGGGAGATGATAAACGACACGCTAGAATCAATAGAAACTTTGATATACTTGATGCAAAAAGAAATAAAGTAATCATAAAACAAGAATGTTCATATGATAATATTTTGACCAAAACTAAGTTCAAAAAAGCTTGCTTTCTTCTGTACAATAAGTGGAACTTAACTTTAAAAGAAATAGGTGAAGTTTTCTCTTTAAGCGAGGCTAGAATATGCCAAATCATGAAAGAAATGACTCATGAATATGAGAAGGTTTTCGAAAGGCTTTCTAATTTCTCGATAGAAGTTAAAGATATGGAATTTGAAACTATGGATATGGAGGATTTTAATTTTGAGTAAAAACGAAATTGTAAAGAAAAATGATTTTGAAATAGGTAAAGTCGTTTCTAGTTTGCATGACATAATGGTAGAAGTATGCAAACAAAGACCGAATGCTGAAAATGTACATGCTGCTTGTAATTGCGCAGGCAAGATATTAGACTTTATGAATTTTAATCTTGAATTGAAGAAATTTAAATTAAATGAAAAAAAAATGGACTAAAGAAAAAATAGATAAAGTTAGGTCTATGGTTAATGCTAAGGTGCCGTTAGAAGAAGTATCTATTCATTTCGATACTACTCCTTGTGCTTTAAAGTCATTGTGTTCTTTAAATAAAATAAAGTTAAAATATAAATTTAAATATACTCACATTTATGAGAAAGTTTTAAATTATTACATAATAAATGGTAAAGATGCTGCAAAAAAAAAGTTTAACTTAGACGAAAAATCATTTAATAATTGCTATGAAACTGCTATTAAAAAGTTTCCTCAAAGACGTGATACTAGAAGGAAAGACCCTTGGTCTTTAAAAGACCTTTTATTTATGTTGAGAAAGTCTGGTTTCATTAGTCGAGAGGCGATTAATAACAAAATAAAAAGAGGGAAGAATTATAGAGTTGTAAAAGAAAAATTAAAACTTTTAAAAATATCAAGTTCCAGAACTGTAAATGGTCTGACCTTAAAAACAGCAGTAAACTATTTCGGAGATCTTGACTTCTCACCTATTAAAACAAAAGCATGTCCTGAAGGGTTTGAAATGATTCTCGTGACATGGTCTGATTTGTATAAAAATATTAAGTACAAAAGAAAAATAGATCCAAACATAAAAAAGTGTGTAAAGACTATGGCTTTGTTTCAGAAATTTATTCATGGGAGATATGTATGACTAGACAACAAGTAAAAGAAAGACTAATTGATCTATTATGGTTTGATTCTGAGAGGCAATATTACACTAGTTCTACGCATTCATTTTTGAAAGAAGATCCTAGTCTATTCACATTCACCATTGATCAATTAGAAGAGCTATACAATGAATTACAAATAGACTTGACATAATGTAGCTTACGTTTATAATTTATTCGGAAATACGGGTTATGGGGTGGGGATCTTTTGGACATAATAACGACTTATGAAAAAGAGTTGAATAGCAATACAATCAAATACAAATCAATCTGTGAAGATTTTGCCGATGCAAAACAAATATATGAACGGATGGACGATTTAAAAAAGACTAAGCTTGCTCAATGTAAACTTAAGTATGAAGGCTCAGATGCAAACAGAGAAACTCATGGTCGTGCTGATAATGATTACATAGGGTATCTAAGCGATCTAGCCAAGACTAGAAAATTGTTTTATGACATCCAAATGAAAAAAGAGGCTTATATAAACAGAATCGATGCTTTAAAGACTATGCTTGCAACGCAGCGTGAGCTTGCAAAGCTTAGGTGATTTGACACAATAAATAAATAAAGGTAAAATTAATTATGGCTGGGGGAAGACCATTAAAATTAAATAAAATCATGAAACGAAAAATGAGAAAGTTATATTTAAAGGGAATGACTGATTTGGAAGTCTGTGAGATATTAGATATTTCTGAGTCATCTTTAACAAATTGGAAAAAAAAGTTCCCCGAATTGTTGGCGTCCTTAAAAGACTGGAAACGACATGCAGACGATGAAGTTGAGCTTTCTTTATTCGAAAGAGCAAAGGGCTATACTGCAAATGAAACTAAAATATTGAGCTATGAAGGCTCTCATACTGACTCTGTTGACATAGCAAAAGAGTATCCTCCAGATGTTACAGCATGTATATTCTGGCTTAAAAATAGACGCGGCAAGGAATGGAAAGATAAACACGAAATCGGGACTGAGGATAAAAAACCAATTAATATAAACTATAAAGTAATAAAATAAATTTTTATAAGGGGTTCTTAATGAGTGAAAGCCAAGAAATTAGTACTGAAGCAAGTAAAACGAAAAGAGTTTATTCTAGTAATTTTATTATCGATTCAGATATGTTCAAACTTGAAATAGCTAATATGCTTAGAAACATGTCACATGACGATAAGAAGCCTTTGCTTCTCCCTGTTGAGCATTGTCATTTTTACAGGACTTATTGCTCTAACGGCAGAGTGCAAACTAAATCTAATTATGTTGGTGGTCATACTCATGAAATTAAAGTTTCTGAAGATAAGAATGGGAACTTAAAAGCTTCTTGCACTCAGCCTATCGGGAGCAAGTGGTCTGAAGACAAGCACACTCATAAAGTCGTATACATCAAATCTGATAAAGTGGAAAAAAGAAGAATAAACGCTGAAGCTCAAATATCTATAGCTAACAGAGAAAAGATATAATGGATCTTAAGCAAGAAATTAAAAACGGCTTTGATATATTCGTTAAAACTAAATTTCAAAATGAAGATATTAGGAACTTTTTATTAAATCATGAAAGAAGATCGTTGTTAGAATCAAATCTATTAAGAGAATTAAAAAGGTCTTATCATATTATTAAAGAGTTTAAGACTATAGAGAAAATGATAAAAGACTTTTCTCATATGTTTTGCAAAGCAGCATTAGACGCTAAAGAGATAGAGCTTAAGAAATCTTTTAAGCCTACTATAATCAAAGCGCATGTTGATTAAATGGATGTTCAGTTATTAGAGCAACAATATAATTTTATAACAAGTGAAGCTAAGAAGGCGCTTTTACTTTCGGGTATAGGATACGGAAAAACATTTTCTGGCGCTCATTTTGTTATTAAAATGGTTTCCGAATATCCTAATGTCGACGGTCTTTTGACAGCTAACACATTTCAACAATTAAGTAATGCAACAGTTGCAACTCTTGTAGGCGAGCTTGATAACGCTAACATCTCACATAAACTAGTATCATCTGGAGCTAAAAAGAGAATTGAAATACTTGGCTCTAAGATTTATTTATATAGCTTAGAAAATTTTAATAACATTCGAGGTATAGAAGTAGGTTGGTGGCTATCTGATGAAACCGCATTCTCAAAACTAGAAGCAGTGCAAGTTTGCCGAGGCAGGATAAGGCAAAAGAACGCTCCATTATATGAAAGGCATACTTCCTCGCCTAATGGGTATAACTTTTTATACGATGAATTTGAGAACAAAGACGGTGATAATATCACCGACAAGATAGCATTGTATAGAGGGAAAACAAAAGAGAATATCTTTCTCCCTAAAGGCTACTATGAAGACCTACTTGAAGATTATGGCGGAACGGATAACCCGCTAGCAAAGCAAGAACTAGAAGGACAATTTGTAAATCTTTTAGCAGGAGCTATATACTGGGCTTTTGATAGGGGGAAACATGTTGCTAAAGCTAAACCTAATAAAGATTTTATTGTTGATATAGGTCAAGATTTTAACATTGACAATATGTGTGGTTGTTATGTGCAAAGGATAAATGGTCATTATTTTGTATTTCAGGAAAACGTGCTAGAAAATTATGGAGCTAACACAGACAATGCGGCGAGTAAAATAGTAGTCGACTTAAAAGGATACGCAAAAAGAGTGATACCTGACAGTACAGGCAAGGCAAGAAAAACTTCGTCATCAGGCAAAACAGATATACAAATATTAGAAAGCTATGGGCTTGAAGTTATGTCAACTAGAAACCCATTTATAAGAGACAGGCAGAATACATTGAATATTTTATTTAAAAAGAATAAAATAACTATTGACCCAAGTTGTAAAGTTTTACTTAAAGAGCTAGAAACTTTAAGCTCTAGGGATAAAGAGGGAGATAAGGCGCATGTAGCCGTTGCTTTAGGCTATGTAGCTTGGAAATTCGATCCTCTTAAAAGAGATTCTAAAAATAGAGTTAGCATTGGGAGCATTTAAAAAGGGGATAAATATGAAAATGCAAAATGAAGAACAATTATTAGATAAAGATTTTAGAAAAAGAGTTATTGCTGAAATTGAGGGAGAAGAAAATCAAAAAAGAAAATATAACATGAAAAAGCGTTATGATGTATTCAAGGATAGCTCTAAAGAATATGTTATTGAAGCAATGACTGAAGAATCACAGGATAAAAAGATTGCTTTAGAAATAAAAAATAGGGCTTCGAATATATCCTTCGCTAGAAAGATCATTGATAAAAAAGCTATGGTCTACAAAGATGGAGTTTTAAGAAAGACCGATAAAGATCAGGATGCACTTGATGCAATAGTTGATATTACTAATTTTAACTCTAAAATGAAAAAGACAAATAAATATGCGGAGCTTTTTAGGAATGCTGTTGTTAATATACTCCCATATTTAGACCCATATGAAAACAAATATAGTTATGTAGTTAAAGTGTTGCAGCCTTATCTATACGATGTTATAGAAGATCAGGTAAACCCAGAAATAGCTAGAGCATATGTTACAAGTTATTTTGTAAACAATGACTCAACGCTTAGTTATGCAGATGAAAATCGTGATGGCTATAGGGAAAATGTAGGGGGAGTTAGAAAAAAGAGCGATGGGAAAGATCAAATAATTGCTGACTCACCGCAAGACTTTGGGTCTAACAAAAAAGAATATGTTTGGTGGTCTAATAGATATCATTTCACAACAGATAACAAAGGCGAAATCATAGACGGGAAGCAAGAAGAGGACTTAAAAAATCCAATCGAGATATTACCTTTTTATAATTTCTCCCAAGATCAAGACGGTCAATTCTGGGCTTTGGGCGGTGATGATATCATTGATGGATCTATATTACTTAATATTTTATTAACAGATTTATTTTTTATAGCAAAATATCAAGGGCAGGGTATAGGCTACTTATTCGGCAAGGGAGTTCCAAAAAACATGAAAGTTGGAGCTTCAAGTTTTATTACATTAGACGTTGATGATGGTGATCCAACGCCACAACTAGGCTTTGCCACATCAAACCCACCTATAAGCTCTCACCTTGAGATGATTAAAGTTTATTTAGCTTTCTTATTAAGCACTAACAACCTAGAGCCTAGTTCCATTCAAGGGCAATTAACAGCTTCTAATGCAGCAAGTGGAATACAAGAAATAATTAAAAGGTCTGAGAACATGGACGATATAGTTGACCAACAAGAAGCATATAGAGATGGCGAGCCAGTGCTATTTAAAATAATCGCAAGATGGCACAACTTGTATCAAAGCAGAAAATTATTAATTGAAAAACTTCAAAAGTTAGGCAAGATTGATGAAAGCCAAATTATATCAGTCAAGTTTACCGATCCTCAAGTATTTACAAGTGAAAAAGAAAAGCTTGAAATAATCGAAAAGAGATTATCCTTAGGGCTAGATTCAATGCTAGATGCGGTTATGAAAGACAACCCTGATCTAAGCGAGGATGAAGCAAAAGAAAAATTAAAGAAAATGTTAGAAGCTAAACTTTTAGAAACAAGTCAGAAAATGAAAGCTTTTGCAATGAATCCAATACAAAATAATGAAGAAGAAGGTGATGAAGAAGAGGTAATTGAAAATGGTGAGCAAGACGACATACAAGCTTAGGCTTAATGAACTGATTGATACTAGCGGTTTAGACACTGCGCAAAAAGAAGAGATAAAAGAGGAAATAGCAGAATATATTTACGACTCTATCTTAAAAGATACTAGCGAACAAAAAAGCGCAGTGACAGGAAAGAAGTTTAAAGCTCTAAGCAAAGACTATAAAAAAATAAAATCAAAGATTGCATTAGGCGTGGCAAATTTAGAATTAACTGGCGATATGCTTAATGCTTTAGAGTACAAGACTTATAGAGATGGAATAGAAATTGGCATATTCGATCCAGACGAGGCACAGAAGAGCGACAATCACAATAAGTTTAGTGCTAAGTCAAGAAAGACTAAAGTCCCTGAGAGGCAATTCATACCAAGGCAAGGCGAAACTTTTAGAGCAGGAATAATAAAAGAAGTTACACTTTTAGCAGAGGAGTTAAAAGATGACTTTGAAGATCAATGAAATATTCCCAAAATTATTAATGGGGATAAGGACAATTGAAAAGAAGGTAATTAATCAAGGTTGGAAAGAAGCGTCGAAGTTGATGGAGCAAGATATTGTTGCTTCATCAGAGCGTGGAGCTTCTCCAGTAGAGGGTGAAAAAAGATTTGTAGAATATTCACCTAGCTATAAAAAAGCTATCAAAAAAGGGAGATATGGCAGTAAAAAAATAAGACCTGTAAACTTGCACCTGTCAGGAGATATGCTTAAAAGTATTAAATCAAAAAAAACTAGCGATGGGTTTAGTATATCTTTTACAAAAACTGTTAAAGGGAAAAATCTAGCGGAGATCCATAGCTTCGAAGGGGCAGGAAAAAGTAAAACTATTAGAAAAATTCTCCCAAGCGAGAATGAAGAATATAAAAAGTCTATAAAAAAAAGAGCCAAAGAACATTTAAAGAAAATAACAAATGAAGTTTTAACTAAACATATAAGGAGTATTAGATGAGCGAAGAAACCACAGAAGAAAAAGTAATTGAAGATGGAACTAATGAAGTAGAAGTCGAGGAGAAGAAGCAAAGACTTGCAGGGTCTACTTTCTACAAGCAAAAGTTAGAGCAGACTAATTCAGAATTACAACAGGCAAATGCTAGGCTAGAAGAATTAGAAACACAGCGCCTACAAGAAAAGGAAAATTTTAAAGAACTTTGGGAACTTGAAAAACAAAAAAGAGAACAAGCCGAACAAAAGTCAACACAAAGATCGTGACTGGGAAAC